ATTACAGCACGGCAGGCACCAGCGGCTATTACAGCACGGCAGGTTCCAGCGGCAATTACAGCACGGCAGGTTCCAGCAGCTATTGCAGCACGGCAGCAGCCACTGGGGCTTGTTGCAGCGCAAAAGCAGACGGAAAAGATAGCATTGCCGTTGTAAACGGTGCTTGCGGTAAGGCACGCGGCACACTGGGCTGCTATCTCGTGTTGACAGAGTATGACGATGACGGCCACATGATCTGTGCCAAAATGGCCCGCGTAGACGGTTCTGCCATCAGAGAAAACGTTTACTATACCCTCAAAAATGGTGAGTTTGTGGAGGCCAAGCCGTGAAGAAGCACTACAAAAAGCGCTGGCTTGAACAGCGCTGGGATGCAAGGCAGCCGGAACGATTGGAGCACATCCAGCTGAAACGGCAGCTGAGAGGAAAAAAGGAGGGGTGCGGCAGTGAAGAAGAGCATGGGAATTGCAGAGTGCTGCCAGATCATGCGTGACAACAACATTTCGGTGAGCGAGCCGATCTTTACCGGTATGATTCAGGCCGGCAGCTTCCCGGCATGGGCGGTGCCGTCTATTGGCACCAAGAGCGCCGCTCCGCTGATCTCACGCGCCGGATTTATGGCGTGGGTGAAGGACTTTTACAAGCTCGAAAAAGTTTACACAAAGGAGGATCCGAGAGAATGAAACTCAAATCTACTACCTACTACTGGCTGGCTGTCATTTTTGGCGGCATTGGAATGGGCGCAGCTATGGGCGCAGAGGGCACCGCGCAGACCACAGGATACATCTCCGGCACGCTGTTTGCGGTGTCGCTGGTGCTGATTTTAGCCGCTGTTCTGCTGGCTCGTCTGGGCTTCGCCGCAGAGGACAGGGAGAGAGCCGCAAAGCGGCGCAAGTACGGCAAAATCAACCGCACCCACGCCCGTAACCCGGAATACCCGGAGAATCAGGAGCGCGGGGCATGATGACGGTTAAAGAGTACGTTGAGGGCAAAGTCAAATCCTACACGCGGCTTGCCGAACGCTGCAAGCGAGAAGCCGAAGCTTCAGACGACATTGTTATCCGGGCCGGATACTCCGCACGGGCAAACGTCTGGGAGATGTGCGCCGAAGAAATGGACAACGTGCGGGAGATGCTGCAAGAGGAATCTGGGGAGATCACGTATGTATGACACTGTTCATCATGTCATGTGGTACACCGTCTGGGATGCCAAAACCGGCGATCTGCTGGCATCCGGCACGTCTGAGATGTGTGCCCGGCGGCTGGGCTACAAGAGCGCGAACAGCTTTGCGTCTGCCGTCAGCCATGGGCTCAGCGGCAGCCATCGAACTTACAAGTACATTTTTGAGAAAGAGTGCATCCGACGTGATGAGGTGGACAGTCTGCCGCCGATACGCCGCAAAAAAGAAGAGCCTGCCCGTGCGCCAACACGGACAAGCCCAAAGAGTGATGAGTCTCGCCGCCCATCACCACAAAAATAGCACAAAACAGGAGGTTTTACAAGTGGCACTTTTGAGAATTTACGATGTGAAGCAAGAGCCGTCAGCGCTTGTTTCGCAGCAGCAATTTCCGGATACTTCGGATGCAATTGTGATTGCCGATGAACTGGCAAAGAGAAAGCCCGAACAGCTGTACAGGGTGTTTGACGCCGATATGAACGTTGTGTATGCGAGGTGAATATTTATGCAAGAAGAATTGACCGTCCGGGTGGAGCACCCGGAGCTGCCCGCGATCCGGTGGAACGAAGCCGAGGTGCAGCAGAATCTGACCGAGATGCTGGCCGCCTACACCGGCCGCGTCTACACCCCGGAAACCATCAAGGATGCCAAGGCCGACCGCGCCGCCGTGAACAAGCTGGACAAGCAGCTCAGCGATGCCGCCCGCAGTGCAAAGGCTTTTTACATGAAGCCGTTGGAAGAGTTCTTGCAGAGCGCCAAGCAGATGCAGGGCCAGTGCAAGGCTGTCTCCGGTGCCATTGACCAGCAGGTCAAGGCGGTGGAGGAAGCCGAACGGCAGGACAAGCAGGACGCGCTGCGGTCTGTCTATGCGGACTGCATCGGCGAGCTGCGGGAGCTTATCCCCTTTGACCGCCTGCTTGTGCCCCAGTGGCTGAACAAGACCTATGATCTGGCAAAGGCCGGCCGGGAGCTGCGCAAGAGCGTGGAGACCCGGCGGGAGGAGCTGCGGCTCATCCGGGAGACCTGCGGCGAGGATGCCGAAGCCTGCACCACGGAGTATCTGCGTGAACTGAACCTGAACGCCGCCCTTGTGGAGCATAGCCGCCGCCAGAATGCCCGGGACGCACAGCGCCGCGCAGAAGCCGAGAGAATGGCTGCAGAGCGGGTGCAGGCCACCGCTCCGGTCATTATCCCTTCGACCGATGAAGAACGCCAGATTGCCACAGAAGCGGCTCAAACGGCGCAGGCCAATGCAGCCATCACGTCGGATGGCAGGTTGGATTTCAGCATGCTTCAGAGATTCGCAGAGCCTGCACAGCAGGAGGCTCCGGTCCGCAAGAAATACAGCTTCTGGGTGGAGTTCACCCGGGAGGACATTGCATGGTTCAAGCAGGGAGCCGCAGAGCGCGGCTTCCGCTATGGTTCGATCAAATAATTTTGGAGGTAGTTACTTATGGCACTTACTCGTCCCGGCGCACCCGCGCCTACTTCGTCCGTTTCCAATGCACAGGCTCTGGCAAACCGTTCCGTTCAGAACGCCAACCGTGCAGGCAGCACTGCTATGCAGGCCGCGTCTCCGTCCGTTCCTGTGGAGATCACCGGTGCTGACGGTCAGCACTTCACTGTGAGTTTTGGAGACGTGCGCAGCTTCATCTGCCCCAAAGCCACCGATTCTGAATGCAAAATCTTTCTGGAGACATGCAAGCAGTACCACCTGAACCCCTTCACCAAAGAAGCCTACCTGATCCACTACGATAACAAAAACGACGACACCGCCAGCACCATCGTGCTGGGCAAGAACTGCTACATGCAGATGGCCGAGCGCAACCCCAACTTTGACGGCTTTGAAGCCGGCGTGATCGTCCTGACCGCAGATGGCCAGCTGCTGAACCGTGAGGGATCTATCGTCTATGATGGAGACGGCGGCGAGACCCTTCTCGGCGGCTGGGCAAAGGTCTACCGCAAGGACCGCACCCGCGCCAGCTATGAGGAAGTCAAGCTCAGCGAGTATGACACCGGCAAATCCCTCTGGAACGGCAAAAAGGCCACCATGATCCGCAAGGTGGCTTTGGTACACGCCCTGCGTGAAGCGTTCCCGTCTACCTTTGGCGCTCTGTACGATGAGAGTGAGGTGCGTGTGGATGCCGAAAGCACCGCTCGTGAGGTGCCGCCTGAAGAACTGCCGGTGCTGGATCCTTACGCAGGTTCCCACCGTCACCGCAAGACGGCAGGAACCCTGATCCCTGCCCCGGATGCACCCTCTGCAGAAGAAAACGCCGATGATCCGTTTGGCGGTGATGATGCATGATCGTCCAAACCAAGAACGGCATCATGCTGCACGGCGAGATTGCCAAAGACCCGGTGCTCCGGGATGCCGGGCAGAAGCGGGTGCTGAAGTTTGACCTGAAAGCCAGCCGCACACAGGATGAATCCGGCAAATGGCAGAGCTTCTTTGTGGGCGTGAACCTCTGGCACGGCATCGACCAGTGGGACGGCATGCTGCAGAAAGGCGATCAGGTCACAGTTTTTGCTCAAAAGCTGAAAGAGCGGGAGTATAACGGCAAGATCTATTACGACGTGGACGCGGATGATGTTCAGCCCGGTGGGCTGGTGACATTCCGTTGGCTGCAGCAGATGATCGACCTGATGGCGCAGCCCGGCCTGCCGCTGGAGCCTGCAAAGCCGGCAGCAGAACCGGAAGGCCTGCAGGGTGCGCAGATATACCCCGGCGAAAGCCTTGCAGACTACGCGCCGCACAGCACCAGCGCTCCGGAAGCGGTCCCTTCTGCTGAGTATGACCCCATCAACGAAGACGCAGAAGATCTTCCCTTCTGATCTTGCAAGCTGTGCTATCCGGCTATACGGGCGTGCAAAGAAGGAGGTGAAAGCGGTTGAAAGAGGAAGAACAGAAAAGCATAGTCATTTACAAATCATGGAAAAAGCCATTGCGTAAATTGTCTCTGGAGCAAAAAGGCAGGATTTTTGATGCGCTGCTTGATTTCCCCGATCCACCGAATTTTGAGGACGACCAGAAGCTCGAAATGGCGTGGGATTTTATGTCCGAGGCGGTGGAATCAAATTCTAAAAAATGGAACGAAAGACGAGAAAAGAGAGCTGCCGCAGGGCGTAAAGGTGCAGAAGTTACAAACGGCAAGCGTCAGCAAAACGCGGCAAATCCGGCAAATGCCGACTTTGACGAGCAAAAACAGCAAAACGCGGCAAATCCGGCTGTAAATGTAAATGGTAATGTAAATGGTAATGTAAATGGTAATGGTATATCACCTAACGGTGGTGTATATAATAGCGCCTCCCCCGCCGCCGTTGACGTAGAACTTTCCAAAATCGTCCAGCATTATCAGCAGGCCGTTGGGGACTTCCCACGCTCTGCACTGGACAAGCTGCAGAAGTGGCGGCAGGAGTACAGCACAGAGATGATCCTGCTGGCAATCGACAAGGCTACAGAAGCCGGGAAGCGCTCGTGGAGTTACATCAACGGCATATTGTCCGGGTGGAAGCGGGACGGCCTGCGCACACCGGGGGACGTGGAAGCCAACGAACAAAGCCGACAAGCCAGACCGCGAGGCAAGCAGCCAACCGAGACCGTAGACGACCAGCTTGCCCGGGTGCTGGCGAAGATGGACAGAGAAAGAGGGTTTGAGACATGACACGGGAAGACGTGGCAAAGCTGATCCGCATGAATTTTGTGCTGTACAAGCTGGGTTCCAAGCCTCTGACCGATGAGGAAATGCAGACCACCATCGATGTGTGGACGTACCAGTTTGGCGACTATGACGGCGATACTGTCAAGAGGGCTTTCCTGGCGGCGAACCGAGTATGTGTTTATCCGGTCACGGTTGCCGACATCTTCAAGCAGCTTTCCCAGTGTCTGGACCCATCTGCCGAGTGGGAAGCTCTGGCTGTAGCGGCACGCAAGGCACAGACATTTTTGAGCTGGCACAAGTTCCCGATGGTGATCGGCATTGACGAAAAGGGCGGGCTGCTGCGTAGTGACGGGCAGAAAGAACTGCAAGCCCTGTATAACCAACTCCCCCCGGCGGCAAAATCCTATGCCGGGAGCGTGGGAGGGCTTGCAGAGCTGGCTGAAATGCCAGACCTTACATACCGCCGTGCCGAGTTTTTGAAGCGGGCGCAGGCAGATATCACCACCGCCCCGCGTGAAGCTGCAAGGCTGCGGGCGAGCGAGCCGACAAGAAAGGAGCTTGAGAGGTGATGATTCTTGAACCCTGCAAAGACTGCCCCGACCGGCACCCGATCTGTCACGACAGCTGCCCACGGTACGCCGAGTACAAGCGCCAGCTGAAAGCGCAGCGCATCTACACCAGCGCGCACCACGCGGCAGAGCGGATCAGCCGCAACGATTTCGACAAAGAAGGATGGATGGGAGGAAGAAAGCGATGAAAGTGCTGATTGCCTGTGAGGAATCGCAGGAGGTCTGCAAAGCATTCCGGGCGAAAGGTCACGAAGCCTATTCCTGCGACCTGATTGAGCCGTCCGGCGGGCATCCAGAGTGGCATATTCTCGGTGACTGCTTAAAGGCCATCGAGGGGGGGGCAGGTCGTGACCATGGACGGAACCGTGCATGACGTGCCTCGCTGGGACATGATTATCGCATTTGTCCCCTGCACAAAGACGAGCAACGCGGGAGCAAGACACCTGTACAAGGGCGGCAAGCTTAATCTTTCCCGGTATTACGAGGGACTGTGCGGCAAGGCACTTTTCCTCGCCGTTTGGGCGGCAGACTGCGAAAAAGTAGTGATTGAGAATCCTACTCCCAGCAAGATTTTTGATTATCCAAAGCCTACGCAGGCAATCCAACCATATGAATATGGGCATCCCTACAGCAAGAAAACGCTGCTGTGGGAGCGCGGTGTGCCGCCGCTGCATCCGACAGACATCGTGGAGCCTATGGCAACATGGTGCCCGTCCGGCTCCTACTCGCACAAGCACGGTGAGCAACACAAGGGGATGTTTACCACTGACCGCGCAAAGAACCGGGCAAAAACTTTTCCGGGCGTTGCAAAGGCTATGTCCGAGCAATGGGGGTAAGCAGATGAAACCAAAAACCAAATCTGAACTGATGGTCGAGTGGGCCAGCCAGCCGGACCAGCTCAAAAGAGAGCGGGAAGTCAAAGCCATCCGCAAGGCGATGGACGACGCCCGCGCCGTGATGCAGGACGGCCTGACCCGGTACGTCAAGAAAAAGACCAAAGCCCGCAGCATGGCAAAGGCTGAAGCTGACCCCTTTGCCGAGCTGGAAGGCTGGGAAAGCATGGAGCAGATCCAGGATGCCTACGGCTATGGCGAGATCACCGCCGACAGGCGGGACAAGCTCACCGACCTGTGGGAAGCCCGGGAAGCTGCCAGAAACAGCCGCAAGGGCGCGGACAAGTACCACGACCTTGTGACGGAGATGCTGAAAACGGCCATCCGCCGGGTGGGCAATGAGTACGCAGATATGCTGTTTGAGTATGACCAGCAGCGCCGTGAAGCTGAAAAGCAGTGCGAGCAGCTGGCAATGGAAGGGATGATGAAAAAATGAGTAGTTCCGTAGAATATGCAAAGTCCGAACTCGCCCGCATCTCAAAAGATGGAGATGAAATGCAAGACACAATCAACAAAAACATCATTGACATTGTTGAACTTTTCGCAAGTCAAGGACATAGCGGATTTACCGCTGGATATGCAATGTCTATCCTTGAGCGACTTTTGCGTTTCAAGCCACTCACCCCGCTGACGGGCGAAGATGATGAATGGATTGATGTGTCGGACGAAATGGGGCGAAGATGCTTCCAAAATAAACGATGCTCAAGCGTGTTCAAGACAACTGATGCACAAGGTAACACGATTGAGGTACACGACATTGACGCAATCGCTTATTCCGACAACGGTGGCCTTACATGGTTTACAAGTAGCCGCTTTCGCAAAAACGTGACGTTCCCCTATGAGCCACCTACGCACCCGGAAAAAATCTATATCGAATACACGGAAGATGTTCCGCTTGGCTGGTCTGGCGACAAGTATGAGATTATCACTGACGACAAGGAACGTATCGAAGCGTTGAGAACTAAGACGCAGAAGAAGTTTAATAAAGCTGAGGAGTCATCATGCACCTGACCCTCTACGGCGACCCGCGCACCAAGAAAAACTCCGCCCGCATCCTCAAAAGCCGCTCAGGCGGGCGCTTTGTGGCCCCCAGCAAGGCCTACGTGGATTATGAGACTGACTGCTTGCGGCAAATCAAAAGGCCGCGCAGCCCCATTTCTGCCCGCGTGAACGTGCGGTGCGTGTACTACATGAAGACAGCCCGCCGGGTCGATCTGGCAAACCTCATCGAGGCGACCACGGACATTCTGGTAAAAGCCCGCGTGCTGGAGGACGACAACAGCAAGATCGTGTCTGCCCACGATGGCAGCCGGGTGGATTACGACAAACAAAACCCCAGAGTGGAGATCTGGATTGAAGAAATGGAGGACGAAAATGGCTGAATATCATGTTGGATGTGGGCTATTCGGAACCATCTATGCCGGAACGATGATGAAGCAGCGGAAAGATGGATTGCAGTTATGGAGAAGCAAGTCTGATGTGACCGACGAAGCAGTTTCCGCTGTTCTGACTCATTTTATTACTGAAATGGGGAATTCAGACAAAACGAAGCTCGAAAAGGTGTGGGGCGTTATCGGAAACAGGAAGCTAAAAGTCACTTTTGAGATTTTCGCCAGCAAGGAGGAAAACAATGACACGCACATGGACACCTGAAACCGACACGCCAAAGCCGGACGGAACCGATTACCGGTCTGTCAAGGCATGGCTGAACCGCTACCGCGAAGCAGAGAAAAGATACTACTTGCTGTCTGACCGTTTGGCCGAAGCACAGGAGGCCACCCAGCACATCACCCAGAACATCAGCGCGGCCCCCGGCGGCAACAAAGATGGCCAGAGCCTTGCCCGGGCGGTGGAACGTGAGGAGGAAGCGGAGCGCCGCGCTTATGAGCAAAGAGCGGTCTGCGACAGGCTGTTTCTTGAGATCAGAAACGCGCTTTCCCAGATCCAGAACGAGAAAGCATACACGGTGCTGTACAAGTACTATCTCGATTGCCTCACGTGGGACAGGGTCGCAAAAGATATGAATTACTCTCTGCGCATGGTCTATGTCTTGCGGCGCAAAGCAATGGAGGAGCTGAGCCTTTAAAAACATTGCACTGTCATTACATTGCGGTTTCACTATTACATGGTGTAAAATTGTATCATCGGAAAAGCCAAAAGGCAAACCGATGCACGCAGCCTCCGAAACGTGTTCCTTCTTAGCATTTTCCTCCTTTTCTGTTTGAATGTACCGGGCTTTGCTCTCTTCACGTTTCGCGGGCTGCTTCTATGCGATACACTGAAACAAAGGCAGCCTGCCGCTCATGAGAGACAGGAGGCGGTTCGATTCCGCCGTATCGCACCGTATGGCGCATGGACTAGACAACCCGCAAGGCCGCACGTGCAACCTCCCGTGCCAAGAAAAGGCCTTAGAATCCTTGCCAAGGTGTAGCTTTCCTGACAGGATGTGCGCCAACCAACAGCCCCGGCGGCGAACCGGAGCTGTTTTTATATGCCGCCTGAGCGCAGTTTGGAGCGCGGCGCGTGTGTGTAGACACGGCTGGTTCGATTCCAAGGGCGGCTTTTTACTCTGGTAGCTCAATTGGCAGAGCGATGGTCTCCAAAACCGTAGGTTGCAGGTTCAAGGCCTGCCCAGAGCGCCATGCAATGTACAGTCGGGGGACGGCTGTGCAAAGCATAGCGGGGCATCTGGCCGCGAAAGTTCCAGATGCAGCAGCACCCACCGTTTGACGCATGTCCAACGAACTGAATGCACGGGCGCTGCTTATTTTGATATTTTGACCGTTCGGATTTTCCGGGCGGTTTTTCTTTTGCATGGGAGGAGAATAACATGATTCAGAAAGAACTGCTGAAATTACAGGTCGAAGATCTTGTTCCGTATGAGAACAACCCGCGCGTGATCTCCCCGGAAGCTGTGAACGCCTGCGCGGAAAGTATGCGGCAGTGTACCGCGCTTGACCCCATTGAGGTGGACGAGAACAACGTCATCCTCAGCGGACACACCCGCCGTCTTGCTCTGATGCAGCTCCATGTGGACATGGCCGACGTGGTGCGATACACCGGCCTTACCGAAGAACAGAAGCAGAAATACCGTATCCTCGCAAACAAGACCGGTGAAATGTCTGGGTGGGATTTCGGAAAACTTGAACAGGAACTGGCAGAAGTGGACTTTGGCGACTTTGACTTTGATTTCGACCTTCCAGACAGTGGAGCCAATGAAACGCAGGTTGCTGAGGATGAAGCACCAGAAGTTGACGAAGCCGCGCCGCCAAAGGCGAAGCTGGGGGATATCTGGAAATGCGGCAGGCATCGCGTTATGTGCGGGGACAGTACTAATGAAGAAAGCGTCAAAACCCTTATAGGGGGGGGCGCAGGCCGATATGTTGCTTACAGATCCACCGTATAACGTGAACTATGGAGCAGTGCGAGATGTAAGCGAGGCAGTAAAAAGGCACAAAAGAACGGATGGCCCGCTCATACAGAATGACAACATGGGAGATGAGGAATTTAGAGAGTTCTTGACCAGTGCTTTCAGAAACGCCAACGCTGTAATGAGACCTGGCGCTGTTTTCTATATTTGGCACGCAGATGGAGAAGGGTACAACTTCCGAGGTGCATGTAGAGACGTTGGATGGACTGTAAGGCAATGTTTGATTTGGAACAAAAACACGTTATGCTTTGGGAGGCAGGATTACCAGTGGAAGCATGAGCCTTGCCTGTATGGATGGAAAGATGGCGCAGGACATCTATGGACAAGCGACAGAAAACAGACAACCGTTCTTGATTTTGACAGACCGGTTAAGAGTGAGCTGCACCCAACGATGAAACCTGTTGCGCTTTTTGACTATCAAATCAAAAACAACACAGAAAGCGGGAATATTGTCCTTGACCTGTTTGGGGGAAGCGGGACAACGTTGATCGCCTGCGAGCAGAACGGAAGAACAGCTTATCTCATGGAGTATGATCCGAAGTACGTTGATGTCATTGTGAAGCGATGGGAAGACCTCACGGGAGAAAAGGCCGTTCTTGTAAAAGAGGTGAGCTAAGATTGGCCGAAAAGGTAAATTCGAGCAGTGGTTAGAACCGGAAGGGCTAACGCTGCTTCGTGGGTGGGCAAGGGATGGCCTGAAAGACAAGCAGATTGCCGGGAATATGGGAATTTCAGTATCCACTCTCTGCGAATGGAAAAACAAATTTCCCGAATTATCGGAAGCTTTAAAAAAAGGCCGAGAAGTTGCGGACTACATTGTGGAGAATGAGCTGTTCGAAAGCTGCAAGACCCGCACCGTAACCGTAAAAAAGCCCATCAAACTGAAAAAGGTCATGGTGGATGGAAAAAAGCGGCTTGAAGAAGAACGCATCGAGTATGCGGAAGAGCAGGTCGTTGTGCCGGCCAACGTGACGGCTCAGATATTCTGGTTGAAAAACCGGCGGCCTGAAAAGTGGGCAGGTGTGCCGGAAGAAACGAGGGCAAAGGAGCATGACGACGATGGTCTGCTTGAGGCCCTGAGCGCTGCCGCAGGTATCAGCCCGCCGGACGACGTGGAAATGCTGCCGGAGGAAGAGGACAACCATGCGGAAAAGTAACGGCTTTCGCTGGAAAGCCCTCAGCCAGCGGCAAAAGATGGTTCTTTGCTGGTGGACACCGCAGAGCACATACAGCGGTTACAACGGCATCATTGCCGATGGCGCTATCCGCTCGGGCAAGACCTTTGCCATGAGCTTTTCTTTTGTCCAGTGGGCTATGACCTGCTACAGCGGCCAACAGTTTGCCATGTGCGGCAAGACCATTGCCAGCTTCCGGCGCAACGTGCTGGGCACACTCAAGCAGCAGCTTGCAGCCCGTGGTTACAACGTCAAGGAGCATCGGGCAGAAAACTGCATGACCGTCAGCAAGGGCGGCAGAACCAACGAGTTTTACTTTTTCGGCGGCAAGGACGAGAGCAGCCAGGACCTGATCCAGGGCATCACCCTTGCTGGGGTATTCTTCGACGAGGTGGCCCTGATGCCGCAAAGCTTCGTCAATCAGGCCACAGCCCGTTGCTCTGTCACTGGGTCAAAGTTCTGGTTCAACTGCAACCCAGGCAGCCCACAGCACTGGTTTTATCTGGAATGGGTGCGCAAGTGCCGTTCCCGCAAGATAATGTATCTCCATTTCACGATGGACGACAACCTGTCACTTTCCGAGGACATCAAGGCCAGATACCGCAGCCAGTACAGCGGTGTTTTCTATCAGCGTTTCATTCTGGGCCTGTGGACGGTGGCCGAGGGTCTTGTATATGACATGTTCGACCGCAAGAAGCACGTTGTTGATGTGCTTCCGGCGCTGTCTCCAAAGAGCAGCTATGTGGCTTGCGACTTCGGCACCCAGAACGCAACGGTTTTTTTGCTGCTCCAGAAGCAGGCAGATGCAGACTGCTGGATCGTCACCCGGGAGTATTACTACAGCGGCCGGGAACAGAAGCGGCAAAAGACCGTGGGCGAGTACGTCACAGACCTCAAGGCGTGGCTGAATGGTCTCAAGCCGGAGAGGATCATCGTTGACCCCTCTGCCCTGCCCCTGATTACAGAGCTGCGCAAGAACGGCTTTACCCAGACCCCCGCAAACAACGACGTTCTGAGCGGCATTCTGGACGTGCAGACCATGCTGCAGACCGGGCGGTTGAAGACCTACAAAGACTGCAAGCACACGCTGGAAGAGTTTGGCGTGTACGCTTGGGATCCAGATAAAGACGACACCGTGCTGAAGGTCAACGACCACTGCATGGACGCTATCCGCTATTTCGTGCGCACAAAGCGCCTTGTAAAACTGAGGAATTGATTTTGAGCACTGTATACACATTCCAGACCTTTCAGCAGGCGCAAGCCGCCGGGGAACAGCCTGATTTCATCCGGCGGTTCGTGCAGCAGCACTGCAGTTCCGGACCGTACAAGATGGCGCTGGACGCAGACCTGTACGATGCCCAGAAAAACCCGGGAGCTGAGCGCTTCGCGCAGGCTTACGCTTTGATGCTGAAACGCCTGTCCAAAAACACAAAGCAGGATGTCCTGCACCCCGATATGGTCAAGAGCAATCTTTTCCGGCGGCTCAACAAGCAGCGGGCGACCTACTCCCTCGGCAACGGCGTAGTCTTTGCGGACGATGGCGTGGACAAGGACAGGCTGGGGCAGAACTTTGACGAGCAGATCCAGAAGGCCGGATATTTCGCCCTGATCCACGGTGAGAGCTTCGGATTCTGGAACAGCGACCATTTGGTGGTTTTCAAGCTGACAGAGTTCGCTCCCCTGTACGATGAAAAGACAGGCCTTTTGCAAGCAGGTGTGCGCTTCTGGCGGCTGAATCCTGACACGGATATGCACTATATCCTGTACGAGCTGGACGGCTTCACTGAGTACACGGAAAGCAAAATCGGCAATGTGATGAAGGAGACCGTGTCGAAGCAGGCATACAAGAGCGTGACCGTCACCACACCCGGCGGCGGGCTGGAAAGCGTGGAGGGCGAAAACTACAGCGCTCTTCCCATTGTGCCGCTGTGGGGCTCCGACCTGCACCAGAGCACCCTTGTGGGGCTGAAAGCCTACATTGACAACACCGATTTGGTGCTGTCCGGCTTCTGCAATGACTTGCAGGACTTTTCGCAGATCTACTGGCTGTGCGAAAACTTCAACGGCATGACCGATGACGAGCTGCAGGAGTTTCTCGTCAAGCTGAATCTGTACCACATTGCAGGTGCAGACACCAGCGAGGGCGGAAAGATCACCCCCTACACCACCGAGATCCCCGTGACGGCCCGGCAGGCTCTTTTGGAGCTGCTCCACACCCGGGTGTATGAGGACTTCGGCGGTCTGGATGTGCATTGTGTCAGCGCGGACAGCACCAACGACCATCTGGATGCAGCCTATGAACCGCTGAACCAGAACGCAGACGACTTTGAGGCGCAGGTCAAGCCATTCATCCGGCAGATCTGCGCACTGGCTGGCTTTGACAACGCTATGCCGGCATTCAACCGCAGCAAGATCACCAACACGGCCGAACAGGTCAGCATGGTGATTTCCGAGGCCGCCATCATCGGGCAGGACATGGCCATTGACCTGCTGCCAAACCTGACCCCGGAACAAAAGGAGCAGGCCAAGGCCGCGCTGATGGCCGAGAGCGCAGCACGGGAGACCGTGGGCGAGGGGGAGAACAACGGTGATGAAACGTGATTTCTGACCGTGACCGCATCTCTACCCGACAACTGAACCGCCTGCGCCGCCGTATCCTGCGGGTGTACGGCACTGCCCGCCAGGAGATGCAGGAGCAGCTGACTGAGTTTCTGGCAAAGTACAAAGCGCTGGACGAGCACAAACGGGCGCAGCTGGATGCAGGCGAGATCACCGAAGAGGATTACCGCATCTGGCTGCAAAATCAGGTCTTTCAGTCAGATTTGATGCGCCAGAAGCTGGACGGCATCACCCAGACCTGCACCACAGCCCAAGAGACGGCCTACAAGCTGGCTCGGGACGAGCAATACAACATCTTTTCCTTTGGCGCAAACTGGGCCTTCTACGAGCTGGAACAGGCCGCAGGCGTGACGTTCGGGCTGACCCTGTACAACACCGAAGCGGTCAAGCTCCTGCTGAAGGAGAACCCCCGCATGGTGCCCAATAAGCGCATCAAGAGCGAAAGCAACCGCACCTATGATGCCCGGGTGTTTAACCGCTACGTCATGCAGGGCATCGTACAGGGCAAGAGCGTCCACGACATCGCCGTGCAGGCCGTAAACGGCATGGCTGATACAGAGATCCACTGGGCCATGAGCAACGCCATCACAGCCCTTACCAGTGCACAGAACGCCGGGGCACTGCAGCAGATGCGCAACGCCCAGGCTTTGGGCATCGAGGTCAAAAAGCGCTGGAACTCTGCCCACGACTACCGCACCCGTGAAATGCACCGCCTGCTTGACCAGCAGACGGCAGAGCTTGACGAGCCGTTCAAAGTCATGGGCTACGAGATTCAGCGCCCCGGCGACCCAAACGCAGCGCCGGAGATGGTCTACCACTGCCGCTGTGTGCTGTCCTCTGCGCTGGGCAAGTATCCAAGGCAGAACGCCATGCAGCGGGACAATGTGACCAAAGAGACCATCCCCGTCATGGATTACACCGAGTGGTATAAATCCAAGGGCGGCACAGAAGCCGAGCAAATGTGGTGGGCAGAAGAGCGCAAGAGGAAGAGGGCAAAAAAATGAATTCTGCAGAAAGTTTTGAGAAGCTTGCAAAGGCATTTTACAATGCCGGCGGAACCGCTAAAAATTTCGCCGAAGCGACCCGTAAGGCTACAAAGGTAGCGAACCGGCCCGATTGGCCGAAAACCTATTTTGAAAGCAAGAGAAAAAAGAAGGTCGCAAAGCATGGATGAGAAGAAACCTTGCAAATTTTGCGAGAGGCTTGCGTGGTGGAAGGAAAATTCCCCCAAAGGAGAGAACGGCCTTTACACCACGTTTCAAGTCAGTCTTATCACAAAAACGCACAGGAAAGGCGCAGGCGTGTGCGGTACGGTAACGCATCGTGCCGGACAGCTGAATTTCTGCCCTGAGTGCGGTCGCATCTTAAAGAAAAAGCGAGAACCGAGGGATAAGCCGTGAACTTTAACTACGACATCAAATTCACCGACAACACCCCGCAGCTGCATGAAGCGCTGGACTCGTGGGCGGAGCGGGTGCTGACTATCTGGGGCATGAAGGTGCAGGACTACGCCCAGCTGCTTGTGCCTACTGGCACGGCAGACAGCACGGGCATTGAGGGATACGTGGGCGGCGCACTCAAGCAGAGCCTGACCTTTGCCCTCGACCTCGCAAAAAAGACCGTGACCATCGGGTCAAATCTCTTTTACAGCGTCTACGTTGAGCTTGGCACGGGAATCTTTGCCGAGAAAGGAAACGGACGCAAAACGCCGTGGGTCTGGAAGGACTTCAACGGCAAGTGGCACTTTACCCGGGGCATGAAAGCCCGCCCGTTCCTGCGCCCGGCGGTGGAAGATCACATTGACGAGCTGCGAGAGATCGCAGTGGAAGAAGGAAACAAGGAGGTTTAAATATGAGCAGAATCGAAGAGCTGGAAAGCGAGCGCGAAAACTTGCATTTGGAACAGCTCAAGCTCCAAAACAAAGCAAAAATTTGCGAAGTTCGGCAACTTGAGATTTCCAACGAAATCCGAGAACTGAAAATTGAGGATGATAAGGAAGCAAATACACGGCTTTGCTTTGAAATTGACGATACAAGAATCAAACTTCAGAAACTTTGTGATAAAGTTCTTGGCGAAGCAAACGTGCATGTTCATGTGACACTCATCCCGTTAAAAAACAACCTCAAATTTCAAAATTACGAATTTGACTAAAAACTCAATATCCAGCGGTTGGCGCACAGCGTCAGCCGCTTTTTTATGCCGTTTTAGCTCAGGTTGGCAGAGCACCGGACTTTTAATCCGGGGGCCGTGGGTTCAAGCCCCACAGGCGGCACCACACCGGCAGCACGTCCGGCAAATTAAACCTTATTGCCAAGCATGGCAGCCCGAGCAAGGGCAGAAAGGACTATCACATGGCACTCAAAAGAGCTGACATCCGCACGATTCTGGAGAACCCCGAAACCTCCAACGATGACAAGGTCGAAGCCATTCTGGACGCCCTGCACAAGGAGACGGACGGACTCAGAAACCAGCTGGATGAAGAAAAAACAGCCCGCACACAGGCCGAGAAAGACCGCGATGCAGCCAACGGCGGCAAGCAGGCCGCTGAAAAGGCGCTGACCGACTACAAGGCTCAGCAGACCCAAAAAGACACCCACGCAGCCAAGGAAGCCAAGTTCCGGGAGCTGCTCAAGTCCGCCGGGGTGCTGGACAAGTATGCTGATCGGGTCGTGCGGCTGTCTGGCGAGGACATCGACAAGCTGGAGCTGGACGATAAGGGCGAGGTCAAGGACGCCAAGAAGCACACCGACAGCCTGAAAGCTGATTGGAGCGATTTCGTAGGCACTACGACCACCACCGGCGCAAAGGTGGACACCCCGCCCACCAACACCGGCTCCAAAATGACCAAAGACCAAATTTTTGCAATCAAGGACGCCGGCGAGCGCCAGGCGGCCATTGCAGCAAATGCCGACCTGTTTACAGGCGGCGGAAAGGACTAACACATGGCAGCAAAGACCAATCTGACCACTACTACCGAGATCACCGTCAACCCCCGGGAAATCGACTTCGTCACCCGCTTCCAGCGCAACTGGGAGCACCTGCGGGAGATCATGGGCATCATGCGTCCCATTCGGATGCAGCCCGGCACCGTGCTGAAGAGCAAGTACGCCCAGGGCACCCTGCAGAGCGGCACCGTGGCAGAGGGCGAGGAGATTCCCTACAGCCAGTACACCGTCAAGGAGAAGGACTACGGCAAGATCACAATCGAAAAGTACGCCAAGGCCGTCTCCCTGGAGGCAATCCAGAACTATGGCTATGATGTGGCCGTGCAGAAGACCGATGACGAGTTCCTGTTCGACCTGACCGCAAAGGTCACGGACAAGTTCTACAAGTACCTGAACACCGGCAGCCTGAAGGGTACCCCCAAGACCTTCCAGATGGCTCTGGCCATGGCAAAGGGCAGCGTGGAGAACAAGTTCAAGAATATGCACCGCACCGTCACCGGCGTTGTGGGCTTTGCCAACGTCCTGGACGTGGCGGAGTACCTTGGCACCGCCCCGATCACCATCCAGAACCAGTACGGCTTCCAGTACATCAAGGATTTCATGGGCTACAACACCATCTTCCTGCTGTCTGACGGCGAGATCGCAAAGGGCAAGGTCATTGCCACTCCCGTGGACAACATCGTGATGTACTACGTTGACCCCTCCGACAGCGACTACGCCAAGGCTGGGCTGGTGTACACCACCGCAGGCGAGGCCAGCAACCTGATCGGCTTCCACACCCAGGGCAACTACACCACCGCCGTCTCTGAGAGCTTCGCCATCACCGGCGTGACCCTGTTTGCTGAGTACCTGGACGGCATCTCTGTCCAGACCATTACCCCGGGTGAATCGGTCTAACCTGCAAGGGGGTGACTTTGCATGACCGTCCCAGAGCTGTGCGTTTACACGCACAATTTTTTTGACCGGGCAGATGATCCCGTTGCCGGGGAGTTTGCTTTTGAGCCGGATACCGTGCCCGGCGGGGTAGTGCCGGGGCAGTATTTCCTCGTGTGTGGATCCACTTTCAATGACGGCGTGCACAAGGCCGGGGACGGCGATCTGACCGCCGAGACCTTCACCGGCACGGTGCAGCCCATGCGCGTGCCACCTGACTTCGTGGCGCTGGCTGAAAAAATCGACGCATACGACAAGGCGCTCCCGGCCGGCGGCGTGTATGTGTCCCAGTCCTTTGCCGGGTGGTCCGGCACGATGGCTACAGGCGCGGACGGCTTGCCCGCAGACGGAAAGACCCGCTATAAATCCGAGATCAATCAGTGGAGGAAGATGTGACATGGTCAATTCGTTCACTGCATCCACCGTGATGCAGAGCTTTACCCAAAAATACCGTTTTCAGACCCGCAGCTATGAGCCGGACGGCGTGGGCGGCTTTGTGTCCGGCTGGCAGGACGGCCCCGAGTTTGAGGCCGTGGAGCGCCACGACACCACCGTGGAAGCTCAGGTGGCAGAGCAGGCTGATACAGCATCTACCTATACCCTGCTGGTCAACACCGGTGTGCCGCTGGCTTTCCCGGACTACATCAAGCGGGTGATCGACGGCCAGACCTTCCAGATCACCAGCACAGCGGACGAAGGAAAAGCCCCGCCGGAATCCGGCATGGGGCTGCGGGCCGTCAAGTGCAAAAAGGCGGTGCTGCCGTAATGGGGCCGTCTGAGAGCATCAACCGGGCGCTGAACACGTTTTTCAACGGATTTGGCATCCCGGGTTATCTGGAAGATAGCATTCCTCCTGCCGCTTCACTGCCCTATCTGACTTACAAGCCCACCATCCCCGGCGGGTGGAACGAAACGGCATCCTTCCACGCCCGGCTGTGGTACCCCAGCAAGGGCGGCAGAGCCCCCATTCTGCAAACCGAGGATACGATCAGCGCAGCCCTCGAGGACAGCATAACGCTTTCCTGTGAGGGCGGCGCTATTCTTTTGAAAAAAGGCACCCCATGGGCACAGCCCCTCGACAACCCGCCTGAAGGGTATCTGTGCGAATACCTCAATTTTGAAATCACGCAATTTTGCGAGTAAGGAGCAATATGGCAAGAAAGTTTACCAAGATCAGCGCAAAAGCATTCGAGTCCATGCAGATCAATGCCGGTGTCGTGCTGAACAAATTTGACCCGTCCGGCACGACCGAGATCCAGGACGCAGACATCATCTGCGCCACCTCCGGCGGCGTGACGGCAGAGTGCAAGCCCAACATCACCGACCTTGGCGATGATGTGGACAACTGCCAGAAAAACACCGCAGAGCTGATGCAGATCGAGGACTACGACTGCACGCTGGCCTTTACCGCCCTGAACGTCACAACGGACGTTATCAAGCTGGCGCTGGGCGCTGCGGATGTGAGTGACAAGAAAGTCACGCCCCGTATGACGCTGAATCCCACCGCCAGCACCGGAGACTTCAAGGACATCTGGTGGGTGGGCGATACCATCGACGGCGGCTTTGTGGCCGTCAAGCTGATGAACGCACTCTCCACCGGCGGCCTGTCCCTCAAGACCACCGACAAGGGCAAGGGCAATCTGTCCGTCACCTTGACCGGCTGCCCCCGGATGGGTGACGACGCCGTGCCTATGGAGTGGTACTACAGCCCCAAGGCCGCAGCATAAGGAGGACACCGCATGAAATTTTTGACAGAGCTGTCCGATGAAGAGTTTCTGCGCCACTGCTGGCAGATCGCCGATGTGGCAGAGGAGGTCTTGGAAAAATCCAAGATCATGGAGCTGCGCAAGGTTCTGCCGGTTCTGACCGGCGAGGAAACGCCGGAGGAGCTGGAACAGAAGAAGAAGGAGCAGGCAAAAAAGAACATTCAGGCTATGGCAAAAAGCTTGCTGTTCGACAATGCCGCTGCCACCGCAAAGCTGCTTCCGCTGCTCTATGAGCCGGACGTGGATGAAAACGGGGTGGTTGAAAAAATCGGCCCGTTCAAGAAGATGCGCGCGGTGAAAGAACTGCTGAACAACGATGATGTGATGGATTTTTTGCTCTGGTGTCTGCCGTTGGTGCTGGCGGGTACAGACGCCTGATTTCTTCCATCAGCCCGGACGCACTGCGGCTGTTTGGCAGGCCGTACATTTTGCAGCATTGCCTGAACACTTTGCGGCAAGAGCGCATCACGCTCAGCTATCAGGCGTACATGACGGACGCTCTGGCGCACCTTATAGGCGCGGAAGAGCGGTGGTACGACATGGTGGCCGGGCTTGTGGAAAACCGCCCACAGCCGCCGCAGCCGTCCGCTGATGAAGTGATAGCACGCATTAAAAATGGCTTGAACGGGGGTGATGAAGCCTGAAAATTTTTGAATTGAGCGCCACCCTCGGGCTGGACGACAGTGCCTACCGGCAGGGCATCCAGAATGTACAATCCGAAACGAAAAAAACCGTTTCTTCGCTGTCAGGAGAGTACAGCAAGGCCGCAAAGGCCGTAGTGGAACTGACCAGACGTTACAACGAATCGGTGGGCAAGACCGGCAAAGCATCCTCTGAGACCAAAAACCTCAAGACCATGTTGGCACAGGCAGAAGCACAGCTCAGGGCAACCACGACCGCGCTGAAAGCTGCAAACAACGGCATGGACGGCTTTGCCAGCTCCACGGATAAGGCATCCGGCAAATCTCTGGCCAACGCCATTACACAGGGCACGGTCATGGCGAACGTCTTCTCGAAGCTCGGCTCTGCTGCACTCAGTGCCGCAGAGGGGTTCATCTCTTCCGGCATCGAGTACAACGCCCAAATCGAGAAATACACCACTGGCTTTACCAATATGCTGGGCAGCGCGGAAGCCGCCCAGCAGGTCATGAGCCAGATCCAGGAAGATGCGGCAAAAACCCCGTTTGATGTCGAGTCCCTGACAAAGGCGAACCAATACTTGATCTCTGCAGGCGAGAACGCTTCCTATGCCCGCAGTACCATCATGGCACTGGGCGACGCGGTCTCTGCGACCGGCGGCGGCAACGACGAGCTGAACCGCATGTCTCAGAACCTGCAGCAGATCGCCAACACCGGCAAGGCTACAACGGCTGATATCAAGCAGTTTGCTTATGCCGGCATCGACGTATACGGCATTCTGGCCGATTACACAGGCAAGTCCACCACCGAAGTGCAGAAGATGACCATCAGTTATGATCTGCTGACGCAGGCTTTGCAGGCCGCATCTGAAGAGGGCGGGCGTTACTACAACAGCATGGACACCCAGAGCCAGACCATGAACGGTCGAGTGTCTACCCTGAAGGACAACGTGAGCCAGCTGGCCGGATTGCTGACCGGCGATTTATCCAGCGGCATCGGCGTTGTAATCGGCAATCTGAATGATCTGATCGTAAAGGCGCAGGAAGCCTACAAAACGGACGGCTGGATCGGTCTCGCAGGCGCGATCACCGGCCTGACGGAGCCTATCAACACGGCAAAAAACGCTCTCAAGGACTTCGCGAGCAAAGCCACCACATGGCTGGATCAGCTGAGCTACAAGCTCAACCGTTTTCTCGGAAAAGCCGCCACAGCAGACTTCGATACCTACGAAGAGTACGCGGATGCAAATAACCGGAAGAGTAACCGTAACAGGATGCGGGAAAATGCATTAAATGGCATTGGCATCAGCAACAAGAGCTGGTCGGAGCGTCAGGCGGAGCTGGCGGCAGCCAGCGGCAACGGCGGCAGCTCCATTACAACCAGCCCGTCTGGTTCTTCCACTGGCAAAAGATCCAGATCCTCCGGCTCCAAGTCCACCACCGAAACTGTCATTTCGTCCATCTCCAGCACAGCTACCACCACCGCACAGAATGCGCTGGACACTGTGACCACCAGCATCCAGACCCTTACCGAGAAGGTCAAGGACAGCTCCGGCAAGATCAAAGACCGCATCACCGAGACCACCACCACGACCGGCAAGGAGATGGTGAACGGTGTTGCCACGACCTTTAAGCAGGTCGAGACCAAAGTCAACGGCACGGTCACAAAGGTCACAAAGACCTATGACGACATGTCGAAAACGCTGTTGGGCACCTTTACCAACATTTCTGAAACCACCGTTGACGGCATCACCACAAAGGTGCAACAGGCGGTGGAAAAGTACGCGGACGGCAGCGAGCATATCAAGAAGAACGTCACAGAGACCGGCCAGCGCATCGGCGAGAACGGCGCGGAGACCTACGAGAAGATCATCACCTACATCGACGGCGTTCAAGACAAGGTGACGGAGACCTCTACTCTTATCGACAAGAGCGTAAAGGGTACCCAGAGCCGCATTGACCAGCAGCTGAGCGAGGCTTCCGGCCAGCTGGATAAGGGCATTTTCGGGCTGGTAAAAAGCGCCTTTAGTGATGCCAAAAACGGCGACTGGGCAAGTCTTGGGCTGGATTTTGTCAATCTTATCTGGGGCGAGGTATCGCAGGGGCAGCGTGACGTGATTTCTAAGTGGCTTACGGACGCACTGACCGCGGTCAATGAGGGCTACTTCAGCGGTGGCATCGGAAAGGCATTTGATATCTTCCAGAAGCTTTTTTCTGACGGCGGGGTAAAATCCGATATCGACGGTGTGACCAACTCGGTCAAGGCTTTTGGTGAGATCATCGACGGTCTTGCAAAGTCCGGCGGCGTGGGCGGCACTCTGGGCAGCATCGTGCAGGGCTTTTCCGGCATGGCGGGCGGCATCACCTCTGCACTGGGCACTATCGTGTCTTTCGTTGCAGCAAATCCCATTCTTGCCCTGATCCTGGGCGTTGGCGCTGTCGCTGGCGGCATTGGCCTTGCCATGTGGATGGACAAGAAGAATAATCAGAAGCCTGTCAGCCACTACCAGAGCCCCTTTGACAAAACCGGCATGTATGACAGCCTGGGCACCTTCTCCACCCGTGCGGCCCTGCAGTACCGCGTTACCGGCCAGCAGTCCATTGTTGACCGGCAGACCAGCATTCTGGAACGCATCGAGGGGATGCTGGACGAACATCTGCCAGACATCGGCAAGGGTCAGGTGGTCATGGATTCCGGTGAACTGGTGGGCGTGCTGTCGACCCGCATGGCGACCAACGTAGATGCACGCATCGGCGTGACAGTGGAACGGAAAGCGAGGGGTGTGTAATGGCAAAGCTTCTGGGGGCAAAAATCGGCAATTTTCACACCCTGACAGATTGGGGGCTGTACCTCAAGGTAGGCAGCCCTAAAATCGGCGCGGCAGAACCGGAAGAATACCTTGTGCAGGTCACCGGATCTGATTCACTGCTGAACCTGACCACATGGGACGATGGCAAGGTGCACTATAAAAAGCGCACCATCACCATGGAGCTGCTGTGCAACGCGCCAAAAAGCAAGTGGCCCAGCATCGAAAGCACCATCGCCAATGCCATTCATGGCAAGTGGCTACAGTGCCGCTTTGATGAAGACCCGGCGTGGTACTGGGAAGGGCTTTGGAAAGTCACACCATCCCGCGACCGGCTTTCCAGCGCCTTTACCATCACCGGCACCTGCAACCCCTTCAAGCGCAGCGTCTACGACGGCACCAACGACTGGCTGTGGGATGACTTCAACTTTGAAACGGACATCGTGCGCAACTACACGAATATCCCGCTCAAGGCGGGCGAGGACAAAGAGGTGTCCATCACCGGTGCACCGCGTGCGGCCGGCATCTACTTCCAGCGCAGCGAGACCGCCGCAAACATCGCGGTGTCTCTCAATGGCTTTGAGGTGGGCATTCTGGCCAAGTCCACCGACTGGCAGTATATCGAGGGGCTTACTATGCCGGATGGCGTAGTGGGCACCCTCGTTTTTGCTACATCGGCAGACTGCAGCATCAGCATCAAGTATTTGGGGGCAAGCCTATGAGTTACAAAGTTTATGCTGGTGTGCAGACGGATGTAGACACATGGAAAACTAAGGTCTGTATCCACGATATCAGCGATATTACCGACACGAAAAAGCTCATCAGTCCCACGCTGACCCGCGAAGTGGGTAAAGCTGGCTCTTTCGAGTTTACCATGCCGCTGGGCAATGTGGCACACTCTGCGCTGCAAAAGCTGCGCACTACGGTAGAGGTGGAACAGGACGGCGTTTCCATCTGGCAAGGCCGTCCTATGAGCCATGAGCAGGATTTTTTGATGCGTCAGAAAATCTACTGCGAAGGGGAGCTTGCGTATCTGAATGACAGCGGCATTGCGCCATACGCTGCAAAAAATGTGAGCTTTTCGCAATTTTTGGAATGGATCTGCGATAACCACAACGGAATGGTAGATGCATACAAAGCTTTTACTCCTGGCAATGTGCAAATGGACATTCCCATGATCGTGCCCTATATCGACGGCATCAAAGTCGTGCAGGTGGGTTACAGCTACGATTCTAATGATGGAGATTACATTTACCATTGGGGAATTGTAGATCCCGTGGATGGAAAGACGAATATTTTCTATGAGGAAACAGAGATCAACAAAGCTTCCTGCCTGAGCTGGGAAATCGATGAAGAGCACATTGCGGAAGGTCGCATTATTTCACGGATTGGAAGCAACAATTTCCGCGTGCGTCTGTTTGCAGCCTATGTAAAGGGCAAAACGTACGCCGCAAAGGTCGAAGTGAAAAAAGCCGAAATCGTCTGCGGTACTTGCAACAAGAATTTTGGCACGTACTCCATTTATAACGTCGAGCAGGCATCTGAATCCAAGACCTTTAAGATCACCGAGCAAAACGGGAAATACAGCCTTGCTATCAACGGCAAGACGGATCCCCGCTTTTCGTTTGATGTCAAGGAACCTACATACAGCTTTGGCGATGGAAAAAACTACGGCGTTACATGGGACATCTTGCAGAGTGAGCTGGTGGAAAAGTACGGCGGATATCTGGTGCTGCGCCATGCAGAGGATCCTAACGGAAAACCGCGCCGGTATCTGGACTATCTGCAGGCGATCACCGATAAAAACAGCCAGACGGTGGCTTTTGGAACAAACCTGCTGGATTTGACCAACAACGTCAAAGCAGAGGACATCTACACGCGGGTGATCGCGGTAGGTGCCAAAAAGATAACATGGCTTGTTTTTTCTTGGGGTGAGACCATCACAGAAACCGCAAACGATCTGGCCGCGCAAAAGCTTTTTGGCATCATCACAAAAGTGATCTTTATTGAAGGCATCGAAAGCACGCCGCAGTCTTTGCTGGATGCGGCAGAGGAAGAACTTGCCAAAAATCTGCGCTATCTGAACGGCATGACAGTCAAAGCGGTCGATCTGAAAGACGCTGATATTGATGTCAGCCGTATTGCAATTGGAAAGCAAACTCACATTTTCTCTGCACCGCATGGTGTAGATACCTGGTTGCTGTGTTCCAAGCTTGTTGAGCCGTTGGATTCGCCGGATAAAAAGGAGTTTACATTTGGCACTGAGTTTTCCAGCATCAGCGACCTGCAGGCTTTGAGTGCACGCAAAGCGTCAGATGCTTACGATTTGAGTCGATCGCTCAAAGGGTACATGTCAGGCTAATGAGACAGGAGGTGTTTTATGGATAAAACTTTTGACGAAGCCATTGCGGGAATTCGTAAGGCTGAGCGCGGCGTGGAAGTCCGTGAGGACATCGCACAGGGCATGGAGTACGTCAAGCAGTACGCCGAGGAAGTGACAGACCAGCAGCAGGCCGCTTTGCAGGCCGCTCAGACCGCCACCAGAGCAGCCAGCACCGCGACGAAAAAGGCCGCAGCAGCTGCAGAGAGCCAAAACGCAGCCCAGACCGCCGCAGCCAGCGCAAGCAAAGATGCACAGTCAGCGTCCGCATACGCAAAGAGCGCGGGAAGCTCTGCCGCTTCTGCCGAAGAAAGCGCGAACAGGGCTGCGGCCATTGTGAGCACCGACAAGACGCTGAGCGTCGAGGGCGCTCCGGCTGACGGAAAGGCTGTTGGTGATGCGCTGAAAGGCATCAAGCTCCCTATTGCCACCGCAACCACGCTGGGCGGTGTGAAGGTGGGCAGCGGTCTGACGGTCGATGCGGACGGAACACTTTCTGCGGACAGTGCTTTGGCTGCCTACCCCGTTGGCAGTATTTTTCAAACAGTCAGTACGGCCAGTCCTGCCGCCTTGTTTGGCGGCACATGGGAGCAGATCGCATCGGACCGCGTGCTGATGGGTGCATCCTACGCCCACGCAGCGGGTACCACAGTCGAAGCCGGTTTGCCGAATATTACTGGCTCTGTTGTGCCTAAGTTAACAAATATTTACAATTCATTCATTTCTGAAAGTGGAGCTACAATGACAGGCGCTTTCTATAACACAGGGGTATTTAGTCCTTATGGCGGTGCTGATGCTACTGTCACCAATAGTGTCCCGAAAGATTTGTATTTCGACGCTTCCCGCTCGAATCCTATTTACGGACGCAGCAGAACCGTGCAGCCTGCCGCCTACTATGTGCACATCTGGCGGCGCGTGGCCTGAGAAAGGAGGTTTTGAACCATGAAGATCATTGACGAGAACGGTGCAGCCATTGAAAACCCTGACCTGACGCTTGGGTATCTGGTGGA